AGTGTTATCTCAAATACATCCCTGACAGCCAAGCAACAACTATTTTGCTTACATTACAGCAAATCATTCAATGCGACTAAGAGCTACCAGAAGGCGTATGAGTGCGACTATATGACCGCTTGTGCGTCCGGCCCCCGATTGTTAGAAAATGTTAGGATTCGCGACGAAATAATGAAGCTTAAGGAATTGCGCTACTCTCAATCCGTCCTAAGACCGGAAGATATATTCCAGAAATACATGGATATAGCCTTTGCCGACATAGCGGACTTCCTCAGCTGGGGGCAGGAAGAGGTTCCTGTTGATTCCTATGAGGATCCAGAAACGGGCGAACGCAAGGTTATCACTCAGCTGCGGAATAAGGTCAATTTTCACGAATCAACCAACGTGGACGGCTCTATACTGTCCGAGGTCAAACAGGGCAAGGATGGTTCATCCATCAAACTGGCCGACCGTATGAAGGCGCTGGAATGGCTCACAGAACACATGAACATGTCAACAGAAGAGCAGCGCGCCAAGATCGACCAGATCAAGGCGTCCACGAAAGCAATTGCAGATCCGACGCAAAACAGAAGGACTGTGATCAAGTATGACATATGAGCCGATTGAGGAAGAAGTAAGCATAAAGGCAAACATCATCGAGAAGCTCATCCCTGTATTTAAGGACAGATCAAGGACGCACGAGATTATCACATCTGGGCGAATCGGATTCAAGTCATCGTTCGCGGCCATTAGAACGGCCTTTGATGTTGTTGCAGATGATGACTGCTCCGTTGTGGTCATCCGAAAATTCCACAACAAACTGCATAAGACGGTGTACAAGGAAGTTTTGAGGGCCATAAAGATCCTGAAAATATCGAGGGAAGAACTCAAAATCACCGTTTCACCTATGCAAATAACATATCTTCCAAATGGCAATACGATCTACTTCACGGGCAATGACAGCATAGACGATACCAAGGGTATGATAGACGAAACCAAACCGATCAAGTATGTCATCATCGACGAGTTAACAGAGTTTTTCGATAGAGGCGACGGCGAGGATGAACTGCTAAACATTGAGGCGACGTTCTCAAGAGGGAATGACGGGATATTCCAAATCCTTTATTTGTATAATCCTCCCAAAAACCCGAACGCGCCTATCATGAAGTGGCTCGAAAAGATGAAACTTCGCCCTGACTGTAGGCATACGCACACAAACTTCCGGGACGGTCCGCAAGAATGGGTAGGCAGGGCGTCAATCGAATCGGCCGAACAGCTCGAGATATCGGACCCGAAACTGTATAGCTGGTTATGGCTCGGACTCTGCATCGGCATCGATGAGCTGATCTATTACATGTTTTCCGACAGGCACGTCCAGGAGGCCCCGGTCGACCCGCAGGGCAAGCCTATATCGCCTGACCTGGTCGGGATCGGCGTCGACTACGGCCAGATGAATGCAACCACATATCAGGCGTTCGGTGTGTACCAGGAGCTGAAGCGGGTCGCCGGCCTGGGAGAGTACTATCACTCGGGAAAGAGCACCGGACATCAGCGGTCGCCGTCAGAGTACGCCCGAGACTTCGTCAGGTTCGTCGAGCAGATCGAGAAGCAATACGGCTGCCTGGTCCAATATACCTTCATCGACCCATCCGCAAAGGGCCTGGCCGAAGAGATCAAGCGTGCGATTCCTCGGATAATCATCAGGGATGCGCAGAACGCGGTTGCCCTGGGCATCAGCCGGGTACAGAAGGCTTTGACCTTCAACATCCTGACAATCCATCCCAGCCAAAAAGAGCTCATTAGAGAGTTTAGGCTGTATTCGTACGACAAGCGGTCCATTGAGAGAGGCCGGGAAGAGCCGATCAAAGAGGCAGATCACGGGGTCGACGGTCTACGTTACGGAATTATGGGCCTGTGGAAGCAGATCCGGCATTTCCTGCCGTTTGACGACAAAGAGGAGTGAATCGAATGTCTATTATTTCGACGATAAGGGCATTCATAAGCGGGGTGCGCAACATGTTCGCAAAAAGCCAGGTTGAAAAGATTGTCGGTGGTCAGATTGCCATAACGACGGAAATGACCGACAAGATCGAGATCTGGCGGAACATGTACATCGGCGCTGCTTTATGGCTGGACGATAAGGAAGGCATCATTTCACTCAGACTGGAACAGGCCATTGCGCGCGAGTTTGCTGATGTCGTTTTGAATGAAATGGAGTCCTCCGTCTCGAATGATAAGCTCGAAATCATCTACAAGGCGGCTATCCGGGACCTGAACGAATCGCTGCAGGAAGCCATTGCCCTGGGCGCTGTCTGCATCAAGCCGCTGGGTATCGGCGGGCAGGTTGAATTCGTGTCCCAGGGTGATTTCATCCCCGTCTCATATGACAGCCGGGGCAGGCTCATAGACGTGATCTTTATCGAGCTGCGCAGGAAGGGCGACACCGATTATTATCGCCGCCTGGAACGGCATACAGCCAGCGACATGGGGCTCACCATCACGAACAAGGCGTATCACGGCCACTCCGACTCAGACATGGGCAACGAGATCGGTCTTGACGCTTTTGACGACTGGGGCAAGCTGGCACCGGAGATCAAATATCCTGAATGGACCAGTCCCGATTTCGGGTATTACAAGAACCCGATCAAGAATGTGATCGATCGGTCGTTCAATGGCGTATCGATCTACGACTCGGCCATCCAGCTGATCAAGCGCGCGGATCGCCAGTTCGGGCGACTGGACTGGGAATACGAATCAGCAGAGCGGTCGATCATTGCTGATATCGACGCGATACCGGTCAGAAACTCGCTCGGATATGCCAATAGGCCGAAAGAGCGCCTGGTAAAGACGCTGGATGGCGGCGACGGCACAGGTACAACTCCATATCACGAGTTTTCGCCTGAGCTGCGTGACGATGGCTTCATTGGCGGCCTCGAGGAGTACAAGCGCAACATTGAGACCGCTGTCGGCCTGTCGTTCGGCGATCTGTCAAAAGCGACTGAGGTGGAAAAGACTGCAACCGAGGTCCGGGCAAGTCGGAAACGCAAATTTAATCGTGTGATAGCCATTCAAGAAAACCTGAAAGACTGCCTGTCTGACCTGGTAAATGCCCTCGCTTTTTATAACGGCTTAACTACGACGGGATATGAGTTCAAATGCGAATTTGGCGATTCTATTCTGACCGACGAAGAGGCCAACAGGGCGCAGGCCATGACCGAAGTTGCCGCTGGGCTGATGGCAGCCTGGGAATTCCGGGTCAGGTGGTACGGGGAGGACGAGGAAACAGCCAAGGCGAATGTGCCGGAGTCGGCTAATGTGATGCCCGATACATTCCCGGTAAAACAAGCGATGCCGCTGAATCCGTTTGGAGGATAAGCCATGAACGCAGGCGCACTCGAACAAGTACCGCTTGGAGTCGAGCAGGCCTTCGGAGATCTCGAGTCCCGCATCATGCAGGATGTAGTCAGGCGAATTCGGATAAATGGCTTCGTGACTCGCTCCGCTGACTGGCAAATCTCGAGGCTCCGGCAGCTCGGGGAGTCCAACGCCTATATCAAGCAGCAGATTCAGATGGCCTTGAAGCTGTCTGACGTGGCCATTGACAACATCTATACCGATGCGATAGGCAGGGAGTACATCCAGAACGCAAGCCTGTACGAGCTCACAGGGGCCTCTCTGCCGGCATTAGCAGATAACAGAGAGCTGCAATCACTCATGAGCGCCGTCAAGAAGCAGACGAAAGGCGAATTGACCAACATCACTAAATCTATGGGGTTTGTCACGCAGGAGGGTGGCAAGCTCAAGGCTCTGGATCTGACGACTTTCTACCAAAAAACTCTGGATCACGCTATCGGGGATATCACAACCGGGGCATTTGACTATAATACGGCACTCAAACGAACCATTAGCCAGATGACCAACTCTGGCCTGCGGTGGATTGATTACAGTTCCGGATATCATAGTCGCGTAGTAGTCAGTGCCAGGCGGGCAGTCATGTCTGGCTTTTCGCAAGTAATGACGCAGATGAACCAGAAAGTAGCCGATGATTTGGGAACAGATTCATTTGAAGTCACTTGGCACGCAGGAGCTCGCGAAACGCATCAATGGTTCGCCGGTAAAGTGTTTACGAAAGTACAGTTAATTGAACAGTGCGGGCTCGGAACGGTCGAGGGGCTCAAGGGCGCCAATTGCATGCATGACTACATCAGTTTCGTCCCTGGGGCGTCTGTGAGGACCTACACCGACGCCCAGCTCGAGAAGATGAATGCGGAAGAGAACACGCCAAAGACGTTCCGGGGCAAGGAGTACACGACATCAGAGGCATTGCAGCGGCAGCGCCAGCTTGAGACCAATATGCGGGCGCAGCGACAGGAAATCAGCTTATTAAAGCAGGGCGGGGGTGATCCGAAGGACATCCAAAATGCGACATCAAAATACCGCGTGACATCTGCCGAGTATACGGGCCTGTCCAAAGAGCTCAAGCTTCCTGAACAGCGGGAACGTGTTACAATGGACGGGTTGGGGAACGTCACAAAGGGGAAGAAGGCAGTAGATGGAGAAGCAACGGGACTTAACGTCTTACGAGCAGGAAGTGCTCAAGGAAATGCAGGCATACAAAGCACGCTTCAAGTACACGGACGCGGAACTGATGTCAGAACTGATGTCGGGGCAGCCGGATATAGAAACATGTCTGCTGCGAAAACGTACACCCTACGAAACAGCGCGAGTGATTTTGAATATAATTTAGATTATTCAGACTATACAAGTCCGAGCGGAAAAGAGTTTCGGAACTCATTTAATAAGGCAATTCAGAACAGCGACCATAAGGCCTTCGTCGAAGTACATGACGAGGCCTTTTACAATTCATCCAAAAACCTGCTCAGCAAAGACGGCATGTCCGGAGTGGCAATAACGCCTGATGGAAATATTGCCTCTGTATATAATGCGTCAGCAAGGAGAGGCGAAACCGATAGACTGATGCCCTATGCACTGTCTAATGGAGGCGTGAAACTGGATAACTTTGACGGCGGATTGTCCGACATATATGAGCGATATGGATTTGAGCCGGTTTCCAAAACAAAGTTTATGGAAGAATTTGCTCCAGCCGATTGGAACTATGAAAGAGACGGAAAACCCGACATTATCTTTTGGAAACACAACGGAGAAAATGTCGCACAAGTCATGGAAAAGCGGGTAAACAAAACTTATGCCAGATATGATCTATCCAAGGTACCCGATCTTGGCAGTTACGATGAAGCCGAAAAGTATCGGGACAAGTTGATAAAAGAAAACACATAAACCCTCTTGACGTGTACCGCAATTTGCAGTACAATTACGTTATCAAATACAGAGAGGGGCCAAATACAATGCTTATCAATGAGGATCTCGCAAGACGGAACCTGGAGAATTACAGTTTTTCAGATTATCAGGCAGGCAGCGCAACGGCAGAGTATAACGAAGTTGTGGCAGACGCTACGGCAAAGGTAGCAAAGGCGAAAGCAAGGGTGTCTCCAGAGGGCCAAGAGCGGCTTGACAGGCTCCTGGAGTCGTTCAAGGCAAACTATGCCGGTTGGATTAACAAAAGCAACGCAAACGGAGCTGGACACGTCAGTGTTATGATTGCCGGAGCATCTAATTACAACATGCGGGCGCACGAGAAATATTTAAGCCGCGAAAGCAAGTTGTGGGAAGAGTACGACAACATCAAGGATATCGACTATAAGATACAGGCGATCGTAAGCGGCGACAAGATCATCAAATCGGATGATGCAAACGCCATTGGGAAGCTACAGGAAAAACTTGCAAAAGAAGAAGAGTACCACGCCGGAGTTATTGCCTATAACAAAAAAGCAAAAACGGAAGGGAAAGACCGCGCACCCGCCTACATGCTGCAAAACAGCAACGGCAGGATTAAGGGCATAAAGGATAGGATAGCCCATCTTGAAAGACTGGCAGCCAGAGCGGAGGCCACGCCGCAAGTTGAAACCGAAACCAACGGAATCAAGATCGTCGACAACTTGGAGGCGCAGCGGCTACAAATAATATTCCCGGATAAGCCGGATGCAGAAGTCAGGGACCAGCTAAAAAAGAACGGTTTCAGATGGTGTCCTACAGCGGGGGCATGGCAGAGTTACAGAAGCGAAAGGGCCGGGAGAATTGCACAAGAAATAGCAGAGGGGGCATAACAAATGCCCTCCAACAAACAAGGCAAATCAAGCATAACAATAAGATGTACAGCGCAAGAACATGCGAAGATAGAGCAGAAAGCAGGTAGCTATGGCATGAGTATAAGCGAGTATATAAGGCTGGTAGCATTAAATAGCAAGATAGAGATTAAGAATAGGAGGGATTGTTAAAATGGAACCGTTTATATTCAAAGGAAGCGAGTCTAATCTTCCAGAATGGATTCAAAAGCTAATTGACGACGGTCAGGCGTTTATCCTCGATGCCGAGCATGATGTCGAATTGACGATTTTCGACGGTCAAGGATACCCTCATCACTTTGTTGATGGTGACGCAGTTACTATGCCAAGTATTCTTACGGGAGAATCATTCCCCGATTAACCAATCGTCTGACAACGAAATCCGGTACCATAAGACCGGAACAGAAAAGCACTCGCAAGGGTGCTTTTTATATGCAACGAAAGGAGGATCTATTATGCCACGTCACTACCTGACGAAGTACTGGACCGACGGGAAGCACTATGCGGAGTCCTGGCTGCAGATCAATTTGTTTGGTCGCTGCTATTGCTTTTCGAAGCGCAGAATGGAGATCGCCTGACAATGAAAGCCGGGACCATAAAACAAAAAGCACTCTTCATGGGGTGCTTTTTCATGCCAGGAAACCGGCAAGCCGACGGGCTCTAAACGGAATAAGCCGACGGGCATTAAACGGGGAGAATCACCATGCTAAAACACATTAACCTGCAACTTCTCGCAGAACCCGGTACCGCAGATCTGGGTACCGGTGCTGCACAGTCCACGGCTACTGAGACTGCCGGGAAAACAGACGGTGAGAAAGACACTGGCAAGACCTATACACAGGCAGACCTTGACAAGATCGTCACTGAGCAGTCCGAGAAAAAGGGCAATTCGGTTTTGATGTCGCTTTACCAGCAGAACGGCATGACCGAGGCCGAAGCCAAGCAGGCAATGGCCGACTTCAAAGCTGCCAAAGCTGCCAAGGCCGAAAAGGACAAGGGCGATCTTACAGCCACGCAGAAACGGGCCGAGGAAGCCGAGAAGAAATTAGCCGAGAGAGACACCGCAGCTTTTACCGATCTGGTCGAAGCAAAGGCGGAGTCCGTCGCGGCCCAGCTGGGCATCGACCCGGCAAAGCTGGCTTTTATCAGGCTCGATTTCAGCAAAGTTGGCAAGACCGAAACGGGCAAGCCGAAGGTGGACGACATCAAGACCGTCCTGGAAGGCGCTCTGAAGGTCATGCCCGACTTGAAAGCCAAAGAAGAACCAATCAAGAAGGGCGTTGCTGCCACAAACAGCAGCAATCCCGGAGGTGCGGACGATGCCAGGATGCGAAAAGCGTTCGGGTTGTCCGCAACAAAAAAAGAAAAGTGAGGATTTAGAAAATGCCTAATACAATCGCACTTATCACCAAATACATCGGAATGCTCGATGAAGTCTATGAAGTCGAGTCGCTGACTACTGACCTTGATTCTGACATGGCCTTTGCCAAAGCGGGCGCCAATGCCAATGAAGTTGCGATCCCGAAAATGACACTTCAGGGTCTTGCCGATTATGGCAGGAACACCGGCTATGTCGCGAGAACCATGGCGTTCGAGTATGAGACCGTCAAATACAACTTTGATCGCGGCGGCAAATTCTCGATTGACGCGATGGACGATGAAGAGACACAGGGGATCTCATTCGGAATGCTCGCAGGCGAATTCGAAAGAGCGGAAGTTGTTCCTGAAGTTGACGCTTTCCGCTTTGCAAAGTATGCATCTCTTCACGGTCTTGGCCCGGCGGATGCCACTCTTTCAACTGGCGCTGACGTTATCGCTGCTCTGCGTGTTGCGACAACTCAGATGAACGCGAACAAAGTGCCTAAGGCTGGCAGGATCCTGTTCATCGAAGATTCGCTGTCTGGTCTGTGGGAAGACCTCGACACAACCAAATCCAGAGAGGTTCTGAAGAACTTCTCAAAGGTCATCGCTGTCCCTCAGGATCGTTTTTACACCGCCATTGACCAATATGACGGTACGACCGCAGGAGAAGAAGCGGGCGGATACGTCAAAGACGGCGCTGGCAAAGACATCAACTTCATGGTCATTCAGCCGAAGGCAGTCCTTCAGTACACAAAGCACAAGGTATCCCTCACCGCCGGTGCTGACGCCAACATGGACGCTGATGCTCTGACCTATCGCTATCGCCTCTATGCCCTGTGCGATGCTTATGACAACAAGGTCAAGGGCATCTACCTGCACAACAAGGCGGCCTGATCAAATGAATGGCCGGGGGTCGAAAGGCTCCCGGTCGTTTAATCCTCTCGAAAGGAGGACGTTATGAGACGAGTCGGACTGATACCAAAAGAAGAAAGAGCCGTAGACGTGCCGGAGAAGATCCTTATTGTCATGCCACCCAAAGCGGCCAAGCCGGCCAAAGTCGGAGAAGACATCAAGATAGATGTCAAGGAGGTTGAAGATGCTTGATAGCAGACTTTTGTCCTGTAAGGGACAGTCGGAGATTGAAGAGAATCTCGAAAGACTTATCGATTTGATTGGGAACGCTGTCAATGGGACGGCGGCAACGGACAACCTGTCCATCCCGACGAACCCGACGGCTGACGATGACACCATGACAATCGGAACAAAGGTTTATACATTTAAGGCAGTGGCTGCTGTAGACGGAGACATCGCTATCGGTAACGCCAATACTGATACTCAAATCCTGATCAAGGCCGCGATAAACGGCACAGGAGCGGGTCAGGTATGCACAGCACATCCTCTTGTCACGTGTGGGACTTTCGGTGCCAATGCAGCGGCTATAACGGCTCGAGTAAAAGGCATTGTTGGAAACAGTATCGCGACAACGGAAGCATTCACGGCTGTTGGCAATGTGTTCAGTGCGGTTAAGCTTGCGGGCGGACTGGACGGCGCAGGAGTTTAAGGAGGTTCATCATGGCTGCTATCGTATCGGCTGCTGACTATGCTACCTGGCGGACCGGGTCGACGGCAGCCATGACCGCCACGCAATTCCCGTTTTACGAGGCAAGGGCAGAGAAGGAGCTGGCCAGGCACACGTTTGGCCTGCTCCCATTTGTCGTTATCGCGGAAACAGTTGCGACCATTACCGTCGATGATGTTGTCACAACGCTTGTCCTGGCAGACATCAAGGCCGCGATCTGTGAGATCGCTGAATACCTGTACCAGGCAGAGCAGGCGCAGGCCTCCGGCATGACGTCGTTCTCAAATGATGGACAGTCAGGCAGCTATGACCTTGAAAGGCTCTCTAGGGCAGGCAGGACGCAGCAGATCCGAGCAATTGCAAAGTCTTGCCTGTCCGGAACGGTGCTCCTGGCTGCGGGGGTGACGTACGTATGGCGCGACTGAACCCGAATTACAACCAAACGATCTCGCTTTGGAACTGCCTGAAAGCTGTGGACAATCCAGCTGCTAATGTTGATGTCTGGTACAAGACTGTGCTTTATGACTGTTTTTACAAGGCGGTCATGGCACAGGTCAATTCAGGCTTTAACTCGCAGATGGCCGGGGCGTACATAGCGCGGATCCCGAAGTCGGCTACGTATCTGCCTTATGCTGAGTGGGTTGCCAAGGCCGCAAATCTACGGGCGGGCTTTTTCACTATGCATAACGACGATATCGTAATTCTCGGGACCACAACAGACACCATCACTAGCACTTCGCCGAACACATCCCCACAGGTCCTGACGCGAAACAAGCCGAACGCCTTCAAGGTGACTGTCTGCGCCGACAACTCCTGGCACACACAGGCGCACTACAGGCTGGGGGGCTGACCATGGGAATCAGCTTCAAGTTTGACAAGCCCGAAAGCCAGATCATTAAGGAAACGGTCGGCAGGGACCAGATACAGCTGTTCATGGCGAACGAAGCCCGAAAGCTGATGCAGCCATATGTACCCGAGCTGAATCACATCCTGGTCAAGAACGTCCGGACTTATGTCGAGAACGGTCAGGGCGTCGTGCACTATCTTTCACCATATGCCAGGTATCAGTATCACGGAAAGCTTATGGTATCCGGAAAGACGGGATCCGCCTGGTCGCACGGTGAGGCAAAGGTCCTGACAAACAAGAACCTGCACTATTCAAAACCAACGGCATCATCCTACTGGGACAAGGCCATGAAAACGGCCCGAGGCGACGATCTGTCCAAGGCTGTGCAGAACTTCATCAAGCAAAAGGGAGGCTGATCATGAGCACCAAACACGACATCATGAAAGCCTATCTTGAGCCGCAGGTTCTGACGGTGGTCGGGAATGTCCTGAACTTCAATGTCTCGACGGGAACGCCTGAAACAATCGCCTTTGCCACGCAGTATTCGAACAAGTACATCAAGCGATACACGCGAAATGCGGGCATCAAGGAATACGGATTCGCGATCCTGATTACAAAGGCGTTTTCGGAGCAGACGGACGATCTGAATTTGTTGGCCATGAACATGGCACAAGCCTTTGGAGACTGGATAGACGCACAGAACAAGGCGAAGACATTCCCGAATTTCGGGAGCCTATGCAAGGTGCAGAAAATTGAGTCGCTGCAGAATATGCCCAATCTGGCCGACATCGATCTTGAAAACAGCACTGCAAAATACATGCTGCAGTGCAAGGTAACCTACTATGAGGAGGAATAATCATGCTTCTAAGCACACTCATGACGGGAGTAACTCCGAATCCTGCATTTACCGGATGGTCGACAAACGATGATATGGTGCTTGCAATTGATCTGGATCCCGCCAATGTCACACCTACTGCGACAGATGCCTACGCGGTGGTACAGACCGGCATCGAGGGACTTGACGCACAGTTGAATCCCATCATGACCGAGAAGAACTACATTCGCGCAGGCCAGTCGTCTATCAAGACAGGCAATCAGCGTACCTTTAAGCCGGCCGGTGATCGCTATATCGGAGACGCGGCACAGGACTACATGCTCAACTTCTTGCGCGCGCAGGGCAAGGGAAACGCCTGCATCACAAACTATGTCTATTTCAACATGCTTACGGGCGTGGGGGAAACCGGACAGGTTTCGATTGTTGTCAACTCAGAAGGCAGCGGCAATGCCGGTGAGTCGTCCGCATTCGACATCGAGCTCAAGAAGGTCGGCGCAGCTCCTGCTACATATTCGTATGCTCCTGGATCTCTTTCCGCTGTCGCACTGTCGACGATCGCGCCTGCTGATGGTTCAACCACGGCCAGCAGAACCGGGAACATCGTCCTGACGTTCAACAACGCCATCGTATCTGCGTTTGTGTCCATCATCGCGGCTCTCACGGGCGACGTGTTCGCGTGTGCACAGGCGTGGGATGCGACAAAGAAGATTCTGACCATTACCCCGTCTACCTCTCTCGCCGCAACAACGAAATATGTTGTCGCGATCAACGGAGTCGTTGACGTATATGGCCAGGCGCTCGCAGCGGTCGGTAAAGACTTCACGACAGTAGCCTGATGAACTGGCGGGGCTGAAATATGCCCCGCCCTATTCACAAAGGAGATCGATTATGCCTAAGATGAAAATCAACCAAGTCGAATTCGAGTTTGACATTCATGATGTCGATCAGTCGGAAGCTTTTGAATCGGCCATTGACCAGCTGAGCGAATCCGAGCAAAAGATCAAAACGGCTACCATCAGCAACAAAATGTCAGAGGTAAACCGGGCTATGATTTCGATGTTCAAACAGTTCTTCATTTCGGCCACAGGTGTGGACGTAATCGGGGATTGCAAAAACTCGATCACGGCGACGGATGCCTACTATGCCTTCTGTGAAGAGGTCGGGAAAGCGAAAGGGCTGCTGCTCTCGAAATACGACGCAAAACGGGTGAGGTAAATGAACATCCTGATTGACGAACTGCCTAAAGCGGTCACAGTCGCTGGAAAAAAGTATCAAGTCAATTGGGGATTCAGGACAATCATCCTGATCGAAATCTGCATCTTCGACAAAAACATGTCTGATGATGAACGCATCATGACCGCGCTTGGGTTGTTCTACGGCGAGGCAATCCCCGAGGACTACAGCCAGGCATTTGACAAAATGATGTGGTTTTATCGCGGTGGCAAGGCCGAAAAGAAGGACTTGGCCGGCAAAGGCAAGAGCGCGTCGCTCAAGCGGTGCTACTGCTTTGAACAAGACGCTCCCTATATCTATTCCGCGTTTCTGACTCAATACAAGCTGGATTTGCAGGACCTGAAAAGCGAAGATCTGCACTGGTGGAAATTCAAGGCGATGTTCGAGTCCCTGAGCGAGGATCTGAGAATCTCAAAAATCATGGGATATCGGGTCACGTCAACTGCGGGGATGCAAAAGGAGCAGAAGGCTTTTTATAACGAAATGAAAAAGCTGTACGCCTTGGACGTCGAAACCTCCGCTGACACCAAAATGAAGCTCGCAAAGCGCGATGCGGATATGAAAAACTATATCCAGCGCCGGGCGAAAGAGGCACAAAATGCGAATGAAAGTTAAGTGCCCGCACTGCGGATATCAGATGCCGATCGAGTATGACGAGACCAGCCAATGCAAAGGGATTTTCGTCCGCTGCAAAGGCAAAAACTGTAAAAAGGAATTCGAAATCAAAATCAAGTAGTGCCGTTGTGCCGATGATTTTATTTGCTGATAAAGGCAGGTGAGAGCATTGGCCAACGACGGCACAGTCAAGATCGGCACAGAACTAGATCAGTCCGGGTTTAAGTCTGGTTTGTCGGGGCTTGGTTCCTTTGCATCAAAAGGGTTTAGCGCTGTTGGCGGGGCCGCTAAAGCCATGGCCGGCATCACCGTAGGAGCTCTGGCTGCTGTCGGCACAGGTATGGGCGCGCTTGTCGTCTCGGGCGTCAAGTACAACGCTGCAATGGAGATGTACACCGCAAATTTTAGCACCATGCTGGGCTCTGAAGAGGCTGCTATAGCCAAGGTCAACGAACTCAAGAAAATGGGTGCCGCCACTCCGTTCGAAATGGCGGATCTGGCAAAAGCAACTACTACTCTTCTGGCTTTTGGTGTGTCTGGAGACAAGTCGACCGGTATGCTGCAAATGCTCGGTGATGTCTCGCTGGGAAATGCCGAAAAGCTTGACAGGCTTTCCAATTCGTTCGGCAAGGTCCAGTCCCAGGGAAAACTGACCGGTGAAACAGCCCAGATGATGATCGAGGCGGGCTTCAATCCGCTTAAAGTCATTTCCGAGACTACCGGCGAATCCATGTCTGCTCTGGCCGACAGGATGTCAAAAGGTGCGATATCTGCTGATGAAGTAACGGCTGCATTCAAGAAGGCAACCTCTGAAGGCGGTCAATTCTACAAGGGCATGGAAACCGCGTCGACGACGTTTGACGGGCTTGTCTCCACGCTCAAGGACAACGCCAATAGTCTAGTTGGCGAGGTCGTCAAGCCTATCTCAGACGGCCTCACAAAGACGTTGTTGCCGCAAGCTATCGGCATGGTGCAGACATTAACAGATGCGTTCGCCAAGGACGGCATACCGGGACTGATCAGTGCAGCTGGTGGAGTAGTGGGGCAGATCCTAAGCGGGATCACGGCTCAGCTGCCTGCCGTAATCACTATGGCAAATAGTTTTCTGACCACGCTGATTAATGCGCTCTTAATTCAACTGCCTACTTTATCAGCAGCGGGTACCGGAATAATTACCGGGCTGCTGAATGCGATGATTACCATGATCCCGCAGCTGCTGCTTTTGGGGATGGGCCTTATCGTCAACATTCTCGACGGTTTAGCGCTGGCAATGCCTACTCTTATCCCTGCGGCTCAGGCGGCTATCCTGCTTATCGCCGGGATACTGGCAGAGAACTTGAATTACATCCTTGATGCAGGAATCCAAATCTTAATAGCACTGATGAACGGCATCGTGGCTGCGCTCCCACAGTTGATCCAGACATGGCTCGACATGAACGCCATGATGATTCAGACGATTATCGACAACCTGCCTGCAATCATCACTGCCGCCATTCAGATTCTTTTGGCGCTGATAAACGGTCTTACACAGGCAATACCTCAACTGGTAGCCATGCTGCCCACGCTGATAGCAGTCATCGTTAACACGCTCCTTGCGAATCTCCCCGCTATTGTCACAGCGGCCATTCAAATCCTTCTGGCACTCATCTCTGGCATCGCTTCAGCCATCCCTCAATTAATTGCAATGCTGCCATATATCATCACAACGATAGTCGATATATTAATGGCTAATCTGCCAATGATCATTACGGCGGCCATACAGATCATTGTTGCTTTGATTCAGGGTTTATCGGCCGCCATTCCGCAACTGGTGACAATGCTGCCCATTATCATCAAGACGATTGTTACCACGCTGCTTAACAACTTGCCACTGATCATCGGTGGGGCCGTCCAGATCATAATGGCGGTCATTACCGGACTGATTCAGGCTATCCCCGAATTGGTTCGGGCAATACCGCAGATCGTAACGGCTATCTTTGACGCTTTCACAAAGGTGGATTGGGGCGGCATCGGCAAAAACGTCATCAGCGGCATCGGAAACGGTATCAAGGGCGCCGCGGGGGGCCTTGCAACAGCCGCCACAAACGCGGCAAATGACGCCATAAGCGGCGTAAAGAAGTTTCTGGGTATACGCTCGCCGTCGACGCTCTTTGAAAAAGAAGTTGGCAAACAGATCCCTGCGGGTGCAGCTAAGGGAATCGACAAGAATGCGGGGCTGATGTCCGACTCGGCAGAGAATGCCGCAAGCAGAGCTCTGGCAGCAATGCAGGGGCAGGCTTATGGAAGATCAGCAGGATTTGCGAACAGATCCGTTTCAGCAAGCGCGGCAACAAACAATCAGACCGCCTTTGATTACAAGGCTCAAGCGAAAGCCAACGCTGAGGCAATGAACGGCATGAAGGTTGAAATGGACGGTCAGACAGTCGGGCGCGTGGTCGCTCCATACGTGGACGAGGAAATGGGATCCATGTCCAGCCTGAAAGCGAGGTATGCCTGATGGCTTATGCTTTTGCAGTTTTCGACAACGAAATGGACACATTGGATTGGGGGTTGATGCTATCAAGCGTGTCAATCCCTCTGCCCACGGCACAGATCATCACGGTTCCCATACCCGGTGGGGGGCTCTTGGACTTGTCCGAAGTCCTCACGGGTCGGGTCAATTTTAACAACCGGACAGTGACGCTGATATTTGACGCCATGAACGCATATGACGAATGGCGTCAAATATCAGCGTCACTGTCCGGTTGTTAAAAT